TTTTTTTTTTTTTTACAAATTGCTACATAGGGTTAATTTAATTATGTTAAGATAGGTTAATGAAAGAATAAACAATAAAAAGTTTGTGCAAAAAATCATATTTAAAGTTTCTTAGGAGCTGCAGTAGGTGTAGCAGCATAAGCGGTAGTGGTTTTAACACCTTTACCAAAAGTAATAAATCCAATATAATAGGAAATAAAAGCTGTTATAATTATAGCAAAACGGATAGATTTATCAGGCATCTTACAATAGAAGAGTAACATAATAGATAAAAGTAAATATTCAAACCAATTAACGATCGGTAAGAAATACAAAAATATAATCGCCGATATAATAACCATCATTCTGTAACGAGCATTAACCACAAATACAGTAGGAATAAATATTAGAGTACCAACAAATCTATCTTTGTTAGTACTAAGCCAGGTACCAATATGTTTAGTCGACTCCGATTTATTTAAGTACAAAACAAAATTATCGATAGGAGATTCGTATCCGTCGGCAATGTGAAAGAATACTATAGACCCAATTACAATTATGGCAAAAACAAAAGAAGGCTCAGAAATCATCTGAGTGAAATAAAATGTAAATTTCTGAAATATATCAGTACTTCTATTCCTCCTGAACGGTGGGGGAGGAAAAGAAGTGTCGGGCATTATGAAACGATTCCTCCTGTTGTACATCGTCATCTAAAGACTCGTATAATAGTTGAAATAAGAATATAGAAAGCGAATAATAAATAAAATAAATTAATATCAAAATATATAATACAGTTATAAAATAACTAAATGTAGAATACCTGGAAGTTTGATACACTGGAACGAATTCTACTAGATCAGGCTTTATAGGGTAATAGGTTCGCATATGAGTACTTGAGTCCATATTCATCAGAAACGATTGTATCGTTATATCTAAGATGGCAGAGACTCATATAAGTACTAGAACTTGGTATAGTATGTATTGAAAAATTATTTACCACATAACAAAATTGATTGTCCTTACACATCAAAAAATCTGTACCATTTAAATATTGAATCAAGTTTTCGATTCTTGTCGTATCCCTAATATGAAAATAAATGTCAATATTTAACTGAGTAAAATAATAATAAGCACGTTTTGGATAGTGAATAAGAGACCTATAGGTATACCTATAGGTTATGGCATCAGCATTTAAAGCAACAATCAAACTAAATAGCAGGAGAATCTTCATTGTAATTCAATATATTAAAGTGAATCAAAATTAAATTAATAAAAAATTCTAGAAAAATGAAATAAACAGTAGTAACTAAAAGATTATAATCATTATTAGCATAAAGAACAATAAATATTACAATATTAGGTAAGAAATTAAATTTTAAAATCCAATAAAGCAGATTAGATAATATAAAATCATAAATATAGTTGTAAATATATTTTATAAATGCAACGAATTGAGTCCAAATTTCTTCTAGTAAAATTTTAATATCTTGTTTAAATTTTTCCCATATATATAATATAAAATCTTCGATCTCAGTAAATATAGAATGTTCAGATAAATCTATGTAGTCACAATGATGCTTCATAGTGAGTATTTCATTAGTACAATTCACAACTATTTCAGGTTTTAAACTGGTCACACCAAATGCTACAGATCTCTGAACACCATAAATCTGATCACACTTCAAATCCGGAAATCTCACAGGAAATTTATCACAAACCACATAGTATGGAATATTTAGTAACAATTCTTTAATAGTATCACTTTTAATTATAGGAGTACAATTTAACATCTTATATGTGGAACAAAAAGTTACTTGTTCATTTTTAACTTTAATATTATAAGAAAAATATCTAGGCAAATTTAAGGTACCATCAGAATTAACAGTATAATACATGTGCATACAATCTCTGGGTATTAAATAATAAATTGATCTAGATTTTACAACAACTTGTTTTAAAGTTAACCCATCACCATCTAAATTACAGGTATAATCTAATTTAATTTTTGAAGGTTTAACTGATAAGGCTCTGGGTAATATTATGTCATATAGTTGTACCGTGTCTTTAAATCCACCTACACATGAATAAATATCGTCTCTTACCCAATTATGTACTTCATTAACTTCTTTATATCTACCACATTCTATAGAAGCAGGACAACGAACTCTAGTGAACATACCAACAGAATAAACTTTGAGGCACGTTGTAATAAAATTATATTCTCCGTAAACTTTAGTAACAGGAACAAATAATTGCTGCTGGTTAACAGTTTTAATGTAAGTTTTAAAAATATCACTAGCCCAACCATCTATAGTTTGTAATTGTCTCTTCTTTTCAGATGTCCAAACCGGGCAAAGAAACATCATGACATAAATTAGCACCAAAGGGCTCATAATAAAGTTTAGCAAATTCGTCACGTGATGAAGCAATAGAATATAAAGAACCAAGCAATAATTTAACGTCTCTCAAATTAATATTATATCTCTCATTCACGGCTAATAATAAATTATCACATATACTATGATCGTTTGTATCGATTATATTATCATAAAAACTTATTCGATACTGTTCGACATGTTCCCAATTAACTAAGTCATGCCTACCTAATTTAGTTATTAGCTTGACAGGATCAGGTACAAATCTTATATTTCCATTATCATCAGATATAACAAACTTAGAACAAAAGTACTTACTTATCTTAAAATTTAATAATTTAGCCTCAAAATTAAACATATACATGAATTTGATTATGATGTCATTTATATCCACTTCTTCATCTACAAATATCAATGAATCATCCCCACTAAACAGTATACAATATATTTTAATATCACGTAATACAACAGTAATAACAATTAACAAAATAATAGTATTACCAGGGTAAGTAGCAGCATCTCCACTCTTTCTTTGGCAAAATATAACTGCAGTAACTTTGTTGTTTTTATCCTTCACGAAAGTAACCAAATGTGCATGGTACCATAATAAAATTAATTCCTTACTAATACCAAAAATTTCCATGATACCACACTCCAATAATAAATGTAAGTACCCTTGACTTTTGTCATATTTACCTATATCAAGTTCTAATGGTTTCTTAGTGTTAATTAAATTTTTAAATCTTTTATTAACAGTTCTTTCTAAATCTTTAGTGGCTTTATCAGTGAACATTAAAAAATTTTTCTTTAAACACCTAATTATAGTTTGTTTTATATATCTAAATATTACACAAAAAGTAGCATTAATACTCTTGCTGTGGTAAACTACCGTTTGTAATGCAGAATAAGTCGATTGAGCAGTAGTATCCAAAACAGGTTTAGGTTGCCTCTTAATTATAAAATCATAAAAATTTAATTGATCATTCCATAAAGCTTTTTCCGATTGTATCTGTCCTATGACAGATAAAGGTTGGTCATCCATCCATTCCATTATAGACCTTATATTAGGTTTAAATTCACCATTTATCAGATTATTTTTTGCTGTCTTAAATTTCACACTGTTTAATAATTTAGACTTAACAAAATCCATAATACATGGAACAATAGTATTGTAGTCAGTATCAGAAGATAATCTAGGTACATCCAAATTACGCTTTAACATCGCAAGTAAAGTCTCTAAGGTAGAAGGTATTCTCTTTGGCTCTATAGAAGTCCGTAAATTGGGTTGCAAAGTTGTGTAAATACTTGTATTCAAAAATTTATTATCCATAAAGTTAATACTACTAAGAATCATTCTACAATCCGAATAATGAACCAAATAATTATCAAAACCTCTATCAATCAAACTGTTTCCCGGTAATATACTGTCGTATATATTTTGTATAATAGAAATATCACTAATTGATGGTAATGCAATTCTTGGAAAACTAACTTCACTAACACAATTATTTTCTAACTTATATTCTTCAATAGCATATTCATTAAGTGGATAACAATTAACCAAACAATAATCATAAACTTTCCAGTATTTTTCATCCTTAGTTATAGTATCCGTAAAAATATATATATTCAACTTATAATATTGACAATTTTTAATAAAATAATTTATAAAACCTGACGAATATATATATTTACAACATCTCACATAAACCTCTTCAGTTACATATTTAAAATCAAAACTAAATTCATTCGGTACTTTAATAAAAATTTTTTCTAATTTTCGATATTTACATCTTGTGAACTGTAAGATCGGAATATTCAACGATTTTTTATATCTAAAACCGTTCAATAAACTAACATTATTAACATCAATTATATCCAGTTCTAAACATTCTGGTTTGGTTGATACATAAGTAATATAGGATGATATAGGTTGGTACCCTATTGTTAATCTACCTCCACCCCTAAGACTACGACAATTCTCTAACTGATCAGAATTAATACGGTCATCAATCAATCTACAAATATTATCTTTAACTTTAGTCATATATACAAACTTTTCTGTATGTCTTGTCAAACAAACCAATACGTGCGGTTCCGAATTATAAATTGGATCACTAATCATAACAGAAAACCGAATACATAATATTTCAGTATTTTGACTACCTTGAAATTCATGCACAGTATTAACTATAATATTCATAGATTTAATCTCAGACCATTTTTCTATTATAAGTTTATCTGCCTGTTTAAACACTAAAATCACTAATCCAGGTTTCAATTTTGTCTTTAATTGATGTTCATTTTGATAAATTTCATAACTCATAGTATTCAATTTTGATACGTTCACACTACAAAAATGTTTATCTAATTTACTAAAATACATATTATCAAATTTACAAGCAACATCGATAGGACATCTATAAGAGACATTTAATATTTTTGAAGGTTTTATAAATTTGGCCATATTACTATAGTTGAATTCGATAAATTTACTCCTATTTATATACGGTATTTGATTTATGTCTCCCATACAACTAACAACTTGAGCACGAGACATAGACGCAACAGCAACAATATAACCAAAATGTTGCATTAATGCTTCATCTATCCAAACGGTATTGTAAAATTTTTTTGAATTTATGATATATGAGTGCAAAGTTTTAACATCATTTTTATCGAATTTTATGTTTTCTCTCTCGAGTCTAGAAATAACATCCTGTTTACCTTGTCTTGTTGCTAAAAGTAAAAGATCACCAAAATTGTAATTACTTATAATATAAGTCGTTTTACCACAACCAGGTACACCATTAATTAGTTGAATATTGCAATCAGAATAATAGTTCAAATCTTTCAATGAATCATATAACTTACACTCTATAAATAATTCACAGTAATCACCAGCTATTAAATAATCAACATTTCTAGGATTATCTCCAAAATTAACAAACTCTTCACCATCAAACCATACAGAATACTCATTTTTCTTATTTATCGACGAACAAATCATATTACCTGTTTTATTATAAAGATTTATATTTTGTGGGTCGTTAAGTATAAGAGTTTCTATTATTTTCTTATTATCAATCTCCATAGTTAATCTACTATATATGTCTTTGTAAATTCTTATATACATCGGTACTGATATTTTTAGAAATTCTTTAATTTCAATTAAAGCATTATTTATAGGATTGTCAGTAAATTTAGGATCGTAACCCAATGCATTTTCGGTATCACAATGGAGTTTAACAGGTTCTACTTCATAAAATTGCTTATTATCATCAGTCGAGATTTTTAAATTATCGTCATTTTCAATAGATTCTTGCATATTATCTTTATTATTATCATCGACCTTAACAACAAATTTTCCCTTCAATTCATTAGAACATTTCAAAATAGAACTACGCTCACTATCGGTCATATTTTTACCAACTAGATCTAACACATTTTTATCCAACTTATCTTTCTTCAGATTTTTAATTATTTTCTTTATCGATTTAACAGGATTAAACGTTGATTTCTTTTGAGTTTTAGTACATGAAAATTCAATATCGTTAATAACATCATCGTTTATTTCTTTGTACACACTATTCGTACAATCAACAAATCTAGTGGACTTCAATGTTTCTATTTGTAACACTGGCGACACAAGGTTCAACATGTAATCCTTGAGACTTTGAGGTAAATCATAAACATCAACAAAATAAGAAATAACACCTAATTTAGTATCATTAGCAATATTAGTAAACTGGTTGATAAAATTCTTAAGCAACTCTTTAAATTTATTAATATTAATTATTTCATGAATATAAACATGCACCAAAGTAACAACTCCAATACAATATTCTTCATAACCCATATAATTACATTTACTATACAAAAATTTTTTAAACTGAAATTTAAGTGTATCAACAATTTCTTTATATATAACAGATATGGCATTGCAATCCACATCAGCAAGTATAGAATTCAACTCATTAAGAACAGAATTAGAACAATGTTTAATAAGATTAGTTAATGAATTTAATGTAGGATGTAACTCACCTATCAAAGTTAAATTGGATAAGTACATATTATATAATTTCCTAAAGTTAAGATCAAAATTCTTCCTAACATTAATGAATCTAGGAACCGATAATTTTATACCACCTCTATACTTATTAGTGTATAACCTAATATATTTCTGTTCAAGACTATCATTTATGTACAGATTATTAACTTTATCTATAGAAAAATTTTTATATTCCTGTAAGTATTTTAACCTGGACTCACAGATTTCGTCTATAAGATTATTAATGTACACTGTTAATTCAGGAGGTACTTGCACTTGCAACTTACCCTCAAAAAATTCAACAGGATGAGAATCAAATACTTCTAGTTTATATTGATATACTATGTATATTTCTGAATTACCTGGTCTACTACTTGGTGGTTTTACAAAAATAACATTACTAAAATATTGTGACAACATAAATATCAACTGTAAAATTCTGTTATCATTTAATTCAAACAATTTAACTATCATGGTACCACCTATATTACAACAATTGAAAGCTATGATATGTTCATTTATTATCAGTTCAATATTCTTATCACAATTCTGAAAATTTGTACCCAATTGACCCCCATCAGCAACAATTAGATCGCAGAATTCACCTTTAGAAACTATAGTGTATATAGTATTTGCAACAACTTGATCATTTAAAATATCGTTATTATACACACTATTGTCTACCATAAACAATTTGTCTTTAGAAGAAATAGGTATTCTTGGTTGGAATTTAGGTCCGTCAGTATGACTTATTGCAAAATACTTATTAACACTATAACCTCTAAATATAACTTCGCAAAACCCTCCTGGTGCAGCACAAATATCTAACACGTTAATTGGATTTTTAGGTTTATAATTAATCAATTCCAAAATATCAATTAATTTCAAAGCAGATATACATATATAGTCAAATTTATTGTATTTAACAATAAGATCATTAAGAGGAAAACTACGATCTCTAGCACCACGATTTTTAAATATCTTCTCATTAAGTGAACAAAAATTATCGACTTCTTTAATTTTTTCATTATTTAACTTCCCCTGTGATCTAAAATCACCAGTAGTATAATCAATATTAATTTTAGGCAACACTGAATGTATCATATAATCCACATCCTTTTCAATTGGAACCATAACCTGGTAATGATTATCACGCAACAAAAAGTGGTAAACTTCACCAATATTACCGAATATTATAGTATTATCCATGAAATGAACACATATCCTCAATTTATTATACAACACAAATAATCCCAGAACACTTTCGTCCCCCCAAGCACCTTTCGTTAGTAAAATATTTTTAAGTTCCTTATTATTTATATTATTTTCCAATAAAAAGTGATGCAATTTTCGTTTTAACTCACCTACTTTATCAGAATTTTCTTGAATAAAATTATCATTAATAGTTACTTGGTTTAAACAGTATAATAAACAATAAAACATACAATCACCTCCACCATGATTATTTAACAACGTGTATTCATGTAAATCACATTCATACGCACTACCCATGAATTGATAATCAGGCTCACTAGAGTCATTCTTAGACTCTAAAGCTAGTGGTGCACTTTCCTTATTAACAATAGTCAAACTATCATCACTGTCATCATCCAACAAAAAACAATCCAAATAATTACGGCTAAGTTGTGAGTAAGGTAAGCTTTTAATATGTGATCTATTCTTAATATTTACATAAGCATCAAATTCGATCATCTGACAAACATCAGATATAGTTATATCTGACAAAACTGATTTAGTAGTTAATGGAACACATTTAAAAAACTTAACCATATTTTTGAATAACTTTATAATAAAACAATCACCACTGTCACACTTACAATTACCTTTACATACTACTCCAACACTTTTACCTTCTCGCATACTTTTAATATTATCCAAAACAGTTTGCATTACTTTCCCCTCTTCAAATTTAGTAGAATATATATATATATATAAAGCATTAGCAATAGGTAACAAATCTTTAGATTCAATCCTGTCATTACGTTTGACAATACTGCGTCCATCAACAATAATCTTAGTATTAAATGAAGCCAATATCTTTAACACTTCCTGAACTTTAAACTTCTGCTCATCCAAAGTATAACTGAATTCGATAACCCTGTTAATAACTTCTTCCGGAACCATATAAAATCTAGGCTTTAAATGCTGTCTATCAATTTTATCTACACAATCAGTAAGTGAATAATATTTAAGAATTTTATAATTAGATTTATATGTTATAGACCTTGATAGTTTAGTTTGACCAATATTCAATTTAGTACAATGAACTATTTTAACATATTGAACATCCAAAATATTTTGTTGAAATTCAATCAAGTAAAACTGTTTATTATCTGAACTCAACAAATACATGCATTTAATTAAAGCAACATATTGGGCATAAGAATGATCATAACTGAAGGACATATCATTGACAAAACTAAATTTAATCCTAAGTTCATCACCACGCCTGTATTTCTCAAAAAAAACTGTATCGTTCATTATAAAACCCTTATCATTAATAAGAATAAGCGGATTAAAGAAAAAAGTAATATAAGCTATTTTACAATTGGCAGCAGTCAAAATATCTGCTAAATCATCAAGAGTTATATCATAAATAGAATGTATAAAGGTTAAAAAAGGAGCTTGTAGTGTACATTGTTGAGCCTTTCTATTGCAAAAATTTCTGATGAATCTACTATCAAAATTAGAATTACAACAATAATTAATCAAAAATTCTGTTTCTCTAGCACTATCCCTAACATCTAAAATCGGATTACAAGAGTGTACATTTATCAAAGAATTACTTACAATAAAATTTCTATTACCACCTATATCTTTAACTAAGAAATTATAAGATGACTTCTCACTAACTGTTTTATAACTATGAATTTTGATTAAATTGAAATATACATTATTGTACTCACAGATTCGTGAAGCGTGAGCTAAAGCATGAGTGACAAAACCAGAATCCTTAAATTTAATATGTAGATTACCATAATTATTAACCAATAAACTCTTCTCCTCTTCTGTTAAATTAAAATTTATAACTACTTCCCTCTGACCACACTTAAGTTCTACTTGTTTCTTTAAATCTACGTATTGTCCATAAGCTACAAATTCATCTAAAGTACTATTTTTATTACTTAAAGCTAGTTGATTAATACTATTACTTACACTAGGCCTTATGGGTAAATGACTTAAATTACTACTATATCTAATAAGGTTATATCCTATGTCGGCGTCGCCGACGTTTATTATACTAGGTATCATAATAACTAAGTCGCATTA